CTGCAAACGGCGTTTCTAAACTACCGCCACCACCCGTTGCATCTTTTGTGCAACGCAAACCGCCAGCACCACCACCGCCGTCGCCTTGAGTACCGCCACCACCGCCACCGCCAGCAACAACAAGATACTGTGCAACTAAAGGTTTATAGACGGCTTCTACTTCGTACGCCGACACATAGCCCTGCGACCTAGTGCGAGCCACTATGACCCCAGTAGCAGTTGTGCTTCTTGCTCAGTAATACCAAGTTTTGTTAGCAACGCTTCACGGGCAGCCTGTCTAACAACAAGTGCTTCAGCCTGCGCTACTGCTTCGGCTCGTTGTGCTTCAATCTGTGCAACCTCAGCAGAAGTAGCGTTACGAACTTCGCCATCTATTTGAACTTTGTATGTTGCCATCATCTACCTAACTGTTCGTGTATCCGTAAACTCGGAGAGTTCCACCTGTAATCGTTCCGCTACTTACTGTCAAAGTAAACGCCGTGTAACTTGTTGCGTTATCAAGATAACCGCCACCTGAAACATTAGTTCCGCCTGTAGCGACAGCAATATTTTCATATTGAACAAGTGTGCGACCTGCGACATTTGGTTGCTGTATTTGGATAATTGCACTTAAACCATCAGCACGACCATTACCGACCCTAACAAATGATGCAGCGTTCGTAGCAGTTTCGGTAGTAAAAGTACCTGTACCAAAAGCCTGATATGCGTTGTTGTAATAATAACCTGTTGATGTTGCACCCAAAGTTAAATCCAAATTAGGCGTAGATGAAGCAAGACCGCCCGACAAAATTATCAAATAGTTTTCGTAAGTCGCAGAAAACGCATTAGAAACCGTCACACTAGAAACGGTTGTACCAATAGTTTGTGCTGTAACCAGAACTAGTGCAGATTGAATGCCTGTAGGAACAGCCTGAACAACCTGCGCACTCGTATAGCCGTTAGGAACACCCACGATTAGACCGTAATTCTATTAACGAAACCGTGCAACATAATCACATTCGCAGTACCAGCAAACGCACGAACAACCTTCGCCGTAGCATTACCCTGCAACAACAACCCTGGAATCACAGTCACCAAACCAGCCTCAGGCAAAACAGTCAATTCAATGTTGCCATCAGGTGCATCAGCCTGACCCCACTCAATCGTTAACTTAACCGAAGAAGCCGACGAGTTCACCGCATACAACCAAACCTCATCAATCGTTGTCGTAGTAGTTGACGCTGTATGAATCGCTGTACCCGCAGTTGCCGTAGCAGCAACCTTGACAGCCAAACCCGTACCAGTAGTACCCGCTGGCTGTAAACATAATTTTGTAAAAGTTGCCATTGTTATCTCCTAATAAGTGGTTAAATCGTTCCCTATGAGAATACTGCACCTTCAACAGGGTTATAAGCCGCAACAGGTGCGCTATTAACCCATGCTGAACCATTATACGACAACAACTGTCCGCTAGAAGCGGACGTTATTGTAACGTCATCTAAACCATTTAAAGTAGTAACTCCAGCAACGACAAGACTATTAATGTAACTAGCAACATTAGTAGCCGTAATTTTTTTACTAATAGGAGTACCGTCAACGCTATCAACAACAACAAATAGGTCGCCCGAAGCCAATTCGGTCAGTGCATCAAGTTGTGTTATCTTTTTATCAGCCATTGCCAATCTCCATTAAAACAAAACCACCATCTTCTAATAAGAAATCTGTTCCATCTTCCTGTTCTAAGTTTGAAACAACAAAGTCGCCATCTGACCAAAACTCATTAGCAACATCACCCCAAGTAGAACCAGCAGCCCCAGCCTCTTTGTAGTATTGATACTGCAAACTTCCACGATACTGTAACCCAACAGTAGACCAATGAGTATACAATAAATCCGCTAGAGTGTCTCCAGCCTCAGGATACATTGCCATCAAAGCAACAAACATTTGGTCGTTAGTTTGAGCCATAACCAACTGTTTTTACTGAATCTAAACGAAACTGCTGCTCACTGGCGGCGGAAGCCGCAATCAACTCAGATAACTGCGCATCCGACAACTCAGAAACCTTACCAGAATGTTCAACCTGCAACTGAACAGGTGCAAGCCGACCAGTAGCCTGAAGATACAACTTAGCACTATTGTTATCACCATCCAAAGCACGTTGAAACAAATTATCCAACAACTGTTGAGTCCGCTCAGGACTATTCTGAGATTCCGCAACACGCCTCTCCCAAGCAGCCTTAAACGCAGGTTTCTTCTTCCAACGTCTAAGGGTAGATTCGTCAACACCCTCAACTTGAGCGTACTTCTCTTGAGAAGAAGGGACACGAGCAACACTAGGTGTACATAGCCAGTCTAAAAATTTTTGTTGTCGGGCATCCAATAATTCCGTCATCACAATAGAGTCACCTGTTCCTAATTGTTACGGGAATGTTAAATCTTTGTGACATTTGTGTAACATTTCTGTAACATTAATGTAACTTTTTAGATGAAACCCTGTTGCTGTCTAGGCTGTAACAAGATATTGAGAATGATTCTCATTAGGGAACAGCACTCTTTTTAGTAGGGGGGACTGAGGGGGGTCAGTGCCTGACTGTTAGATAGCCACCCCTTAGGGTGGCGGTTTAAGGATAGTACTATTTACAGCAAAGACAGAGGAAGTGTATGCCAAAACTACAGCGAATAGACGGAAAAGTTAAACACTATGCGTACACACCTGAAGGTAAACGTCAGTACGAACGTGATAAGGCTGCAATGAAAATGTCGCCAACAGCAAAACTGCCGCAAGATGCTGGTAGCGGTACGGGTAGCGGAACATACACACCACCGAAACCAACAGAAAAACCTAGACGTAGTTCACGTATTGTTTACGCAAATACCCCAAAACCATCTACGACTAAATCTAAAGGTCAAAGAAAAGTAAGAACTTTACCGACAGCCAAAGAGTACCGAGATAAAATGGCGTTGCGGGAAAATGTTCGTAAAGGCAAAACTAGGACTCGTAAATATTAACTATAATGGGTTACACAAAACCATCATTACGGGCAACAATCCTAGCGTCAGTAAAAGCAGGAAACAAAGGTGGACGTTCAGGGCAATGGTCAGCACGAAAAGCACAACTAGTAGCCCAAAAATATGAAGCCGCAGGCGGCGGATACACAGGAAACAAAACCAGTAAACAAAAATCTTTATCCAAATGGGGTAAAGAAAAATGGCGAACCAAATCAGGTAAACCATCCACCCAAGGACCAAAAGCCACAGGTGAACGCTATCTACCTAAAAAGGCTATACAATCATTAACCGCCGCAGAATACGCTGCAACCAGCCGCAAAAAACGTGCAGGAACCAAAGCAGGCAAACAATTCGTACCCAACACCCCCAAAGCAAAAGCAGCAGGGAAAAAAGCAAGAGGCAAATAATGGCTAAACAAAAAACAACCGCACGACAAGCCGCAACCAAAGCCTACAAGACGGCAGCATGGACACGCAAAGCAGGAAAAAACCCTGAAGGTGGACTAAACGCCGCAGGCATAGCATCCTACAGACGACAAAACCCAGGGTCAAAACTGTCAATGGCAGTAACCACCCCACCCAGCAAACTAAAACCAAACTCAAAAGCGGCGAAACGCCGCAAATCATTCTGCGCCCGCATGAGCGGCATGCCAGGACCAATGAAAGACTCCAAAGGACGACCAACACGCAAAGCGCTATCATTGCGTAAATGGAACTGTTAAACCATACAAAACTAGGGACTCCGTTCAAAACAACCCCCACCCCTGTTCAGCACAGACAAAACAGGCGGATGGTATCCGCTACCTCTATCTCGCCCTAGACTATTAGAGTCACACGTCCACGAGGGCTGCCGCCCCCCCATGCCCCCCCCCTCAACGTGTGCGGACGTGTGAGAAGTCTTACACACTAGCACTCGCACCCACATAAAGAGCCATAATGTTTATAATCTGCCCACAATTTTTGGGGTCGCACATGTGTGTGGGCGGGCAAGCGGACGTGAAGGAAGTAGGGTATTTGTTTGTTGCCTCGTATGCGGGCGGATGGTCGGGCGGTGACATGTGTTGAAGTAATTAGGGTAGTGTTGTTGGCAACGATGACATGGTGATGATGTGCTTGAGTGCATGTGCTTGGACGCATGTGTTGAAGTATTGTTGTTGTGTTGTCGTTGCTGATGACATGCTTTAGTGCATGTGTTCATGGTCGTGGACGTATGTGTTGAAGTTGTTTGTTTGTCGTTGCCGTTCGGTAACGATTACCTAGTCATGCTACGGCATGGGAGAGTGAGTGAGTATGTTGGAATTGTTGCAAGCACCGAAGCCTTTAACGGAGTTAGAGTTTGCTTTGCAGTTGAGGGCTGAGGCGAATATTCGCCGTGAAGCGGAAGTAGATGAGTTGATTGAGTTGATGAACGGTTACGCCGTTTAAGTTTTGCCCGTTTCTCCTTGTGGGCAGGGTAGCGCTGGTGCGCTTGTTGAGGTTCAATTCCTCACTATCCGCAATACGGTAGCATGTATGTCCTCGGACGTATGTGTTGAAGTAGAATATTGAATGGTGGTTGTGGCATGGTGCTACGATATTAGATGTACGTGAACGTACAGCCGTTCCCTAGAGTGGAAGGACACTTTAATGGCTAAGAAATCAACAAAGACAGCAACACCAACAATCGTAGGTCGCTTTGCGAAGATTGACAAGGATTGGGCTGTTGCGTTTTCTGCAAGTACCCCAATCAAGGTTGGTACGATTGTTACGGTTATGACCGCTGACAAGCGTGAGAAGCAAGTTCGCACCAATTCTGAAGGTGTTGTGTTGTTTGATGTGAAGTCGGGTACGGTCATGAATGAGATTTTCTACACGTTTGACCGTGTGGCAAGCAAGTAAAACCTAAAGGGGTTTATGGGTTCGGGCATGTGCCGAGTTTGTGGGGTTCATAACCTTGCCGAACCGCTAGCGTGTGTGGTAGTATCATGCACGTGGGAGATAGTGTCTCCGCAAGGTTAGTCAGTAGGGTTAGTTTCCTATAATCTGATTATGTTGTGAATCACTGCGGGTAGCGGGCTATAATACACCCCCGCTACCCGTAAAAGGATACATTCATTATATGAAAGGACAATTATGAATCCGTTAAAGAAAATGGCACGTGTAAAGTGTTACAAACTTAATCGTTGGTTAGGTGAGTCAATTCCCGTAGCGTTATGGCATGCGATGTTTCGCAGGTATTGGGATATTGGTTTGCTTGAGTTGAATGATTGGTGGTTGTAATATACACGGACGTGGACGTGTGTGTTGAAGTAATAGATTTCGGTTGGCAATTCTGTCAGCCGATTAAACAAAAGCCCTAGTCGGGCAGAAAGAAAGGGTAGTGTTATGGCAGGGAAGGCTATGAATATTGTTCGTGTTGATTGCACGGAAAAGAAAGCGTATGTTTTATTGGCTAGTGGAAAAGAATATCCATACGAAATTAGGTGGTTGGACAAAAACACGTTAATTGTTATGTATAAACGTGCTTTTGGATTGACTTGGGTTGGTAAACCGATGGCGAAAACGAAAGATGAG